GCCCTGCGCGGTGCCGGTCCATGACAGCGTGTAAGTGCCGCCGGCGAGTGCTGCGCCTTCGATTACCTGCTGCACCGTGCCCACCGTGATGGTGACGCTGTTGGACGGCCCCGCAGGCGCGGCGAACGTGTAGGTGGAGCCACCGGATCCCGCCTTCCACCTGTCGTGGCCATAGGCCCCGGCAGCGAGCGCTGTGCCGCTGACATAGGTCCGTTGATTGACGGCAAAGCCGCCGTTGTCGGCGTAGTTGGCGCCATCCACCACTGCGGTGACCTGCGCCGCCGTCTGGTAGCCGGAGGGGTTCGTGGCGTTGTAAGGCGTGTAAGTAAGCGCGCCGGTCACATCGCCGCTGCTCAGCGTTACCGCGCCGGTGCGGGTGTTGAAGCTCGACACGTTCGGCGATGGCGAGCGCAGGATCTGCCACTGGGCGATACCGGCAGCCCAGATGATCCGGTCGCCGTTATTGACCGTCTGCCCGGCAATGCCGGGAATGCCGCCAGGCGCCGTCTCAGGCGTAGCAGGATTGACGGTCACCGCGACATAGTTGGCATTCGAGACGCTGCCGCCAGCGGTGATGCTCGGCGTGTTGGATGCGACGGACCATGTGCCGAGATAGTTGCCGGCGAGCGAGATGGCATTGTCGATGTAGTGCTTGTTGGCGGCCTGTGCGCTGGCTGTCGGATCGCCGGAGAGCACAAGCGGGCCGGTCATGGTATCGCCGCTGACGTTCACGAAGTCGCCGCCGCTGTTTGGCGTCGCCACCCACTTAGCGCCATCCCAGATATACGAAATGCCGCCGTTGCTGACGGTCTGGCCGATGGTGGGTGAATTGGCGAAATCGAACACGGCGCGTCCTATCCGATCATCGTGACCATGGGGCCGCCTGCCGCGACCGGCACCAACGCGACACTCGCCCACTGCTCGGTTGCCACGAGCGTTGCGACCATCTGGGTGCCGGAGGTCGCCTGCACGGAGGCCCACATCTCCAGCGAAACAGATGTGACTTGCATGGCGGGGGCGCCAGTCGCGAACTGCTCTACAGCAACCTGGGTTGTTCTGATGTCGGTCATAGCGTGCAGACTGGGCCGATGCTGACGTTGTTCACCGCAACAGGCGTCCACGCAGCACCGGTCGCCGGGTCCGTCGCGTCAGTGCGCCACAGCCAGCCGAACGTGGTCGAGAGCGCCGTGCTGGTGCTCTGCACTGTCGTGGCACCCGATTTCAACTGCACCGCGCCGTTACGCGTGCCCGCGTCGGATTTCTGCACGAAGCCGCGCGTGGTCACCGCGACAACGCTGACCGGCGTCGCAGCGAGTGCGGCGATGCCATAGAGATCGCTGTGGCCCACGGTGCTGTCGTAGACGTATGACGCGGCACCGTCCTGCTGGGGTTCTGCGACCATCTGATGGTTGGGCGTCGCAAAGCTCAACGTAAAAATCGGTGAGGCAGAATTTGATGACATACCGGTGATCGGGGCGCCAGGGAAACTGGCATACGCACATGTCCCTGTGTAGGTCGTTGCGAGGCTGTTGGTGCTGTTATAGGTAACGGATGCATCCTGATCGGTCGCAAAGTAGTATTGCGTGCCTTTGGTAACTGCGAGACCGGGCGTGAAGGTGACGACGTTTCCGCCAGCCACCGGATTAGTGATCTCACTTGAGGTTGCCAGGACGGTCGAACGATCAGCGGCATAGATTGCCGCTTTGACGTGCGCTGTTGCTGCGGCGTTGACTGAGATCGAAGCACTGGTCAACGTGCCGTTTACCGTGGGGGTAAAGGACACAAGGCGCACGTTGCCAGCAGTCGGGGTGGCGGTCGTTGCCGCTGTATTTGGTGTCAGCGGAAACGGGTCAGGCGCCCGCGCGAACTGCGTGCTCACATCGCTCGCGGGCATGCGGGTATAGGCGCGGATGTCGCCCACGAACGGCACGCTGGCGGTGTCGCTGCGCCAGAGCAGGTCGTCCACCTGCTGCGCGTTGACGGTGGCCTGCATGCCCACGGTGAGCTTGTTGGCGTAGGCATTCGCGCCCGGACGCGTGTTCAGCGTCGCGCCACTATCGAAATCATCGCTGGTGTTGCCGTTCTTGCGCGCGCGGAACCGGCCCACGGTGTTCGAGATGATTACCTCGAACTCGAACGCTGTCCATGTGTTCGCCGCTGTCACCGCGCCGCTATAGGTTGCCAGCACCGTGCCTGCCGGTGTTGCCGACGTGAGCAGGACCACACCGTCCGACCGGAACACGATGCAGCATTGGTTGGTCGCCGCATCTGATAGTTGGAAATACATGCCGAGCGTCGTGCCACTGAGTGCAGCAGTCTGACGAACCGCGCAGACGATGTGATGTATCGCGTCGTTGGCGCCGCTGTTTTTCACGAGGCTGGCGATCCCGCTTTGCAGCGACACTGCCTGACTGCCAGCGAAGCGACCCGCGACAAGCGTGTTGGCCGCAGCGACGCCGAAGCCGCTGTCCCAGTAGCCGGCAATCGGATCGGCCATCGTGGCGTAGAGGTCGAACCCGTCACCGAAACAATACGCCACCGGATCAACTCCACGTCACGGCGAGGCTGAGCAGCGTGTCGGTCGGTGATCCGGTCGAGCCGGTGATCACTGCGGTGATCCGCTGGCCTGCCGTGAATGTCCGCGCCGCCGTGGCCGTGGCAGTGGCCGGCGTCGCACTGCTAACAGCAACGGCGCTCAATCCGGTCACGCTGACACCGTTGATCTGTATATTCGCGGTGAACGAACCGTTGCCGGTGAAATACGTCAGCGCGTCCACCGTCCCCGCGTAGGGCGCGTCGTAGGCCAGCCAGACCGTATCGTCCGACACCACCGCCGCATTCTGCCACTGCGCCTGCAGCCGCGCCTTGTTGCGCACCGCCGCACCGCCGTTGTTGGTGGCAATCACCCACTGCGTGCTGGAGCCGTCGTTGTAGCCGATATAGAGCTGCGTGCCGGCGCTATCGAACCACAGCGCGCCAGCGGTTGGCGTCGGTGCGGTGTCGCTGATCGTGATGGACGCGCCGTCCGCGCCGGCGGGGCCTGGAGGGCCTGGGACGCCGGCCGGCCCTTGTGGCCCCGGCACGGTGCTGTCGGCGCCAGGCGGCCCCGGAGGGCCGGGAATCGTGCTGTCCGCGCCGTCCTCGCCGTCCGCGCCTGGTGGTCCTGCCGGGCCTGGCACCGTGCTGGCAGGTCCGGCGGGTCCGGGAACTCCGGGTGGTCCTGGCGGCCCCGGTGGGCCGATCCACCGCAGCGGATCGGGCGGGCCGGTATCGGTGCCGGGATAGTCGGAATAGCGCAGCTTATACCCGGTCGGGTCCGGCGCCGGATCACAGTATGACCGATAGGCCATCAGAAATACTCCGCCCGGACGACCATCCCCGAGGTCGGCAATGCGATGATCTGCGCCAGCAGGCGCGTTGCCGTCACCGGGTCGGCGGGATCGCGCGGCCGCTCGAACTTCGGCGCCAGATCGTAGGCCGCGAGCAGCTCATACGGTTCCGCCGCGGCATCCGGGATGTCCTGGCTCGACCAGCGCGCCAGGCCGCGCGCCGCCAGGCTCGAATGCACCGCCATCACCGCCTCGACCGCCACGTCGTGGCCGGAGATGGTCATGGCACCACGCCGCACCCGCGCCTCGAGCAGCGCCATCACCTGCGGGTCGGCCTGCTTGCCGAAGCTGGACGCCGCCTGTCCGGCCGCGAGTTTGGTGTATTCCTCGACGAAGGCGCGCGGCACGACGGTGGCTGGCCACCACACCAGCCCCTGTGCATCGAGCGCGGCATGCACCGACGCCACCTTGTCGAGCGCCAGCGCCTGATCTGACGCTGATGGTGTTTCGTCCGCGGCGATCACGCCGAGTTCCTGCAGCGCGGCGGTGGCGATGGTTGCAACCGGAACCATCTCGGTCATCACCGGGCTGTCGTCCAGCGGCACGACGGAGACGCCTAGCCGGCGAAGGGCGCGCTCGGCGATCGTCGAGACTGTGACTGTCATCGAGCGCCCCCCTGCTGCTACGCCGCGCCGCCGCGGACGGTTGGCGGTGGTTCGGTCGGCGGCGGGATATCGCCGGCATCGAGACCGGCTGCCAGGCTCGACATGCGCGTTGCCTTGCCGTTCGGCGGCACCATGAACTGCGGATCCGCCGCAGCCCTGGCGTCGGCCTCCTCGCGTTTGCGACGTGCCGCCAGTGCCTCAGGCGTCGGTGGCGGGCCACTGGGTGCGAGCGGGTCGAGGCCCAGAGCGACCAGGTGCGCGTCCCTGGCCATGGTGTTCTCCTCGACCGTGCCGCCAGCGCCGCCGCGTGCGCCCTTGGAGCCATCCTCGTTGTAGTCGAGGATGATCTGCGCGCCGATGGACGCCGCCGCCTGTGCCTCCCTTGTTTCGGCTGCTGCCTTGTCCGCTGCGGCTTTGTCCACGGGTGCGGCCCGCGTCTTCTGCGCCTCCCGCCGTTCCCGTGCGGCCTGTTCCTCGCGGCGCGGGGTGTGGTCCTGCTCCGGCGTGCGTGCCGCTTCCTCGCGGCGCTGCCGGTCGCCGTTCGGCTCGTGTGGTTGCTGTGCCATTGTCGTCTCCTATGCGTCAGGCTCTGCGGCCGACCAGATCGTAACGACCCCGTGGTCTACGGGTTTGGTCTGGTCCACGGTCGGGTCCACACCGAACCGCATCTTGGCCACCCCCCTGATTTCCATAATTCCAGCACCGTGCATGAACTCGTAATCGCGGGTGTTGGTGACGGCGGTGGTGCGTTGTGCCCAGGCGATGCCGATGGCCTGCGCACCGCAGAGGTAGGAAGCGCCGGCATCGACGGTGCCACCGGCCCCAACGTCCGGAATGGTCGGCAGCTCCGGGATTTCCCGTATGATCAGGCCGTCATACAGGATGTCGCCCGCGGTAAAGAGCGGGTTGGTGCGCCCTCTGTCCCACGCATACTGCAGCGAGTTGATGATGGTGGGATCCAGCATCAGGTCGCGGAACACCATGCTGGGTACGAACACCACGAACCACTCCTCGTCGCCGTTGACCTTGATCGGCCGGATCTTCGGTGACGCGGTGCGGGCGATGCGCTTGGCCAGCGTGAGCTGCGCCGCCGTCATCTTGTCTGCGGTGTTATCGATGTTGGTCAGCGACGTGGCATAGACGCCGGTATTGTTCGACTTGGTTGCGCCGAACAGCACACGGTCTGAGTTGTTGACCAGCCAGGTGTTGCGCTGTGCGGCAGAGGCCGCGCCGTAGCTGATCTGCACGTCGCCATCCGCGGTGATCGCTCCCAGGCTGAGGATGATGTCGGCCCTCAGCTTGTTCATGATCCAATTTTTCAACGCGGGTCTGGCGGCGTTGAGCAGGTCAATGACGCTCTTCTGTTTGTCCCAGTCCGAGACAGCGACGGCGTGGCGGATGACGCCGACCGCGACCTTCAGCGAACGGGCGTTGAGCAGTTCCTCATTGCCCTCGAGGACGGTATTGCCAGTAACGCCGG